TTAGCTTTTCGCGGTTTTCCCCGCACTCGGATTTAGGTGCGGGGAAAGTTCGACCTCGATTTGTTCTGCAACCAGCTTCGAAGCTCTAACTCCAAGACGCTTTCGATCCGCCTGCTTCGTGTAGGTTTCAGCCTGGCGGGAGGTTGCCCATCCATATTGTGCCATCAGCTCGTGAGAAGACGCGCCGGCATTGGCGGCTAGGGTTGCGGATAGTTTGCGCACACCGTGAGCGCTCTTTGCGACGCCTGCGTTAGTGCAGTGCTTACGAAACCAGTTGCCAAATGACTCCGTCGTGAACGGCTGACCGTTCTCGCCAACGATGAAGGCAAGATCGCCAGTTTGTGTCTGAGCGATGACGCTCATCAGCCGGTCGGGAAACTCTACGGTTATCTCAGCTCCCGTCTTCTGTGTTCGCATGCTGAAGGTATTGCCTACCATGTGCTGGCGCCCTGCCCTCACGATGTCCGATCGCCGAAGGCCCGAGCACAACAGCAGCTCGAAGGCCAGTCGCTGGCGGGTGCCGATCTGCCATTTGGTGCAGAACTTCGCAACGTCTTCTGCCACCCAAGGTTCGAAGCCATCCGACTTGTACTTGACTGCCTCAACACCGTGTGTCGGATCGAAGATCGTTAAATCGCTCTTCACCGCCCATTCGAATAGGCCTCGAAGAGCCTTGAGAAGACAATTCGCTTGCGCTGGTGTGGCTGCTCGGGCGTCCAGCGCTGCTTCGACATCCTGCTTCGAGACGTCGCCAAAGAACGCGCCATCAGCGTTCTTCAACATCTGTAGAAACAGGTTTCCACGAGCACGGCGCGTTGCGACTGAAAGCGCCGCCCACTTACGGCTTTCCATGTAGCGCTCAATCAACCACTTCAGTGATCGCGTATCGCTTTTCGATCTTCGCGGCTCTACCGCAGGTGTGCCGGAGACTACTGCTTTGTAGGCAGCGGTGAACTCGGGTGTGCCAGGTGCGCCATGTAGACGGGTCCGCGGCCCCTTCCCCACGCGATAGTAAAAGACACACGTACCGTGACGGTTCTTTTCCTTAATCACGTTCAGAGGCAATTTGCGCGGCATGTTTTCCATCAAAGCCGAACTCCACCCTTCGGCGCAAGAAGCTTTTTCTCAACCGATACCGTTGCTGCGGGCATCACCCTGATTATGTCACCGTTGGCCCTCTGATATTCGACGACTGTATTTCGCTCATTGGCTACTTGAGCCATGCGGTCCAGGTCGGACTTTTTGACTACAGCTTGTGAGGTCATGGTGCCTCGCTTTTCGTCTGGGGCGCGGGGGATGCCGCCCGGGTCGGTTTTACTGTTTCTTCGGCCGTGACGGTGTATGTCGAGGTATGAAGAGCTGGTTCGAGAGATTGAAACACTGGGCGAAAGCCTTGAAGAGGGATGCAATCGCACTCTGGATCGCCGCTCAGGACAAGCGGACCCCGTTCGCTGCAAAGTTGGTCGCAGGCTGCGTGGCTGCCTACGCTCTCTCGCCTGTCGATCTCATCCCGGACTTCATTCCCATCCTGGGCTACCTTGACGAGATGTTGCTTCTCCCTCTCGGGATCGCTCTTGCTGTCCGTCTCATTCCCGGCGACCTGATGACGGAATTCCGACTGCTCGCCGAAAGCCAGATCGCACGCCCAATTAGTCGTGGTGGACTTGCTGTGATCGTGACGGTCTGGCTGCTGGTCGCTGTTCTGGGGTGCTGGTGGGTGTGGACGATGGTCGCAGGACCCTAGCGCATGGTTCTGGGGCTGTGGGCTCGGCGACGTTAACTGATCATTAACCGAAGCGGCGCATGAGGTACGTGCTTCAAGTTGTGAGAGACGAGAAGTAGACGGTAGGCTCGCCTCGTCCATTGAGCGCGAGCCTGCCGATTTACCGTCCAGTTTTTCCATTGCGAACCGCGGCTCAATCTCCAGCTGGTCGCCAAGATGGCGCATACACTCCCGCACACCGTCCATGTAGCCAGCGTTGCTGACGTTCCATTCGGATGAGCCCGCCAGCCGATGGCGATAGGCAACCGGGTCCCCATTCTGCCGTGGCAGTAGTGCAAAGCTTAGAACGCTTCCGGAAAAAGCGCCGCTACTGAAGTCCCCAATAGCAAGGCGAGCAGGATCGCCATAAATCCAATCGTGCCCGTCTTGTCCCCCATGTCGTAGCTGCCAAACAACAAGTGTCGAGTGATCATTCCCGCACACGCAACTACCATCACGAGGACAAGCAAGACTATCTTTTGGCCTATCGTCATTTTGGTCCCCAAGCCGAGAGTTCTTACCATGACTCGGTGATGTTAACGAATAACCCATCAGACGCGGCTCGGGTGATGGGGTCGTCTTATTCTCTGTCATTCTGCGGCCTCTCTGAATTGCATGAGGTGCTGGCAGTTGGCTGCGACAATCGCTGCAGCTACTGGAGGTGATACGGAGTTGCCGACGCAGGAGACCTGAACGTTCTTGGCGAACGTCTTGCCGTTGGCATCCGCATCGATCTTGTAGTCGGAAGGGAAGCCCTGAGCGGAGTACAGCTCGCGAGGCATAAGCATCCGCATACCGATGTCGACGATGACGAACTCCGCATCGCCAATGATCAGTGTGACGAACTCGCGATCGTCCCAGAAGCCATAGGAGCGCAGGAAAGCAGCCACTTCGCGGGCCCGCTCGTGCTGGTCCTCCGTAAAAGGCGGCGCGCTGAGAGAAGCCTCGACATGGCTGAATCTGGGCTTGGTGGTGATGGTGTGGAACGGCTCGTTCTCGGGCGTGTCCTGATCGGAGCCGTAGTAGGCATGAAGATGCGGAGCGACGAGCGCGGACTTATTGACCCCGGCGGTCACCGTCGCCGACGGTTCGTCTGCGCCGTGTCCGATGCTCGCGCCGAACTGGCGGGAGACGAATGCTGAAACGACGCCCTGCTGCGCTCCGGTTGCGGTGACCGTCGACATGGGCTGCGTTGCGCTGCGGCCGGGATTTCCAAGTCCTGTATGGCCGTCGTTGTTGTGCTGTGCGACGAACGCAGAGACGACAGCCGAGTGCCCGCCGCCTGCGAGAACAGTCGGGTGCGGCTCTTCGACGGAACTGTCTCGCCGGTCGCTCCCTTTCATGCTCATGAGGCTGGGCAGGATGACCGAGTTCTGATCCTTCTTACTCGCCGTGATCGTGTGGTGCGGATCTTCGACAGAGCGGTTTGCTCCGCCCTGCTGCGCGTAGGTCAGGACCGGCGCGACGAGTGACAATCCAGCGCCTCCGGCCGTGATCGTATGCGTCGGCTCGTCTGCCCCGTTGAACGGCTTGCCGGAGTTGCGCATCGTCATCAGATGCGGCGCTACGACAGCATGGCGGTTCTCTGTGGTGACGACGCGGACCGGCTCTTCGGCGCTTGCAGAACGATCCTGCCCGCCAGCACCTGGTCCATAGAAAGCGGAGAGGCTTGGAGCGATCATGCCAAGCGGCGCCGCGCCACCGGGCTTTTTGATATAGCTGTTCGCAGTGATCGTAGGCGCGGGCTCTTCCATTCCACTCCCGGTCGCACCGGTATTGAAACGGGTGACCGAGGGTGAAATGACAGCCTTCTCGCCCCGGTGTGCGCCGGTGATGGTGTTGAACGGTCGGTCAAGATCTTCGGTGCGGACACCATGGGTAAGGTTGACGATGAAAGGCCGTGCCGCGTCTAGGACGTAGCGCTTGGTGCCTCTTGCAACGCGCGCCATCGTTGCATCTGCCAGCGGTCGGATCGCACGCAGACCGTATTTACCCACGATGTCGCTCGCCGTGTCGAAGATCGACGGGCAAGGCAGCGACCAATCGATGATCTCGGCAGCCGTGCGCCATGGCAGTTTCTTGCCGGCAATGACATCGCGATCGGTCGGCGCGCCGTGCGTCGGCTCCGGCCATACGATTTGCTGGCCGTCTCGGCGGGCAACGACGAACAGGCGCTTGCGGATCGTCGGTGCACCATAGTCGCAGGCGCGCAACTCGCGATGCTGCAGCTTGTAGCCTGCGGCCTTCATGGCCTTGCACCACTTCTGGAAGGTCTGGCCGCGGCTATCAGGGCAAGGCATCAGGCCGCGCTCGGTCTCGATGAGCGGACCCCACTCTTTCCACTCCTCAACGTTCTCCATGATGATGACGTCGGGCTTGGCGCGTTGCGCCCAAAGAACAATCACCCACGCGAGGTCGCGGATATTGCGCTCGACAGGTTTGCCGCCCTTGGCCTTGCTGAAGTGTTTGCAATCTGGCGAGAACCAAGCCAGGCCGACGTGCTTCCCTGCAACGTGGTCGAGCGGGTCGACCTTGAAGATGTTCTCGGAAAGGTGGATCGTGTCGGGGTGGTTCGCCGCATGAAGCGCCAGCGCATCGGCGTTGTGGTTGATGGCGATGTCCGGCGAACGGCCAAGCGCCATCTCAATACCGGTCGAAGCGCCGCCGCCACCTGCGAAGCTGTCGACGATCAACGGGGCGAAGTTACCCGGGCTCATGGCTTGGCCTCGCGCAGCGCGACTACGTGCATGCTGATGCGAGGTAGCGCGAAGCGTTTCAGCCTGGCGACGCCGGAAATCGAGTCCGAAGTTTCCTTCCAGACTACAATCCTGTCGGGGCTCGATAGATCAGGCGGCGGGATCTTACCGTTGGCCAGGACTGGAATGTCATGGCGGCGCATGAATGTCGAAAGGTGACACTCGGCGATACCAAACCGATTGGCTGCCTCATAGACCCGCATCCCGCTTTCGATAGCGGCGCGAACCTCGTCAGGGTTGAGGGGTAGCGCCCGGGGCGGTTGGAGTGTTAGGGCCGCGATAACGGCTTCAGCCTGCTGGCGGCATTGAATGTCATTCGTCATAGCGGTGTTCTCCAGATTGGGTGGGCCGTTCTCGTCGGGCCCTGCGACGGATTCGGAGGCGGCGCAGGACGCGCCGCCTTGGCGCTGATTAGGGCGCCATTTCCGGCTTGCCTTGGAAGGAAGGCACCTCGGTTGCAGCCGCGGCTCGGGTGAGCGACAGTTCGACTTCCTCGGTGATGTACTGGTCGGGACGATAGAGCTGGTAGAACCAGACAAGAGATCCGGCCTTCAGACGGTAGCGGAGCCGGACAGGCACCCGGACAGCTTCCCCACGGAAGAACGGCGGCAGCTTGATGATGAAGAGGCTCGGGACATTGAGCTTCTGACCGTTCTGGTCCTTGTGCTCTTCCTCAAACGTAATCTGCGCCTCTCCGGAGGCCAGCGTTACTTGATTGATGACGCGGGTCTCGGCGTTGATCTTCAGGCCGCGCGAGAGGGTGATAATTTCGTTCGGGAACGCCACGCGTCCGCCGAGCTTGTCCTGCCAGTGTGCTGCTTCTTCTTCGTGCGGTGCGGCGAGTTCGGCAATACGGTCTTCGATGAATTCCGCAAACTCCGACTGGCTCATCGGTTCGCCGTTGAACTTTACCCACGTCTGCCATTCCTCTGAAAGCGGGAACGGGTAGTGGACACGGTGCTTGCCGTTATCGGCCACGCCGCCGTTCGCTTTGTCGTGGTAGTCGATGATGGCCGTCAGAGATGGCTTGCGCCAATCTATATCAGCGAAGATCGCGCTGTGCTCGGTCTTGTGACGATCGACCAGGTCAATGAAGCTGTCGAGTGTGTTGACGACAGCCGTTCCGCTCTTGCGGTCAGGCGTCTTGCGATACTCGTCGATTAGGCTTTTGACGCTCTTAACAGTTCCGCTCTTCGGGTCGAGCAGGACAGGGATCTCCGCGGGCACACCTGGAAAATTGAGATTGTCGATTTGCAGAACGGTAGCTGCGCCGGCCTTTGCCAGATCAGCGACGGCGTTCACGGCAGTTTCAGATAGCTGGTCCATGAGGTTGGTCCTTCAGAGTAGGAGTGGTTTAGGAGGTGAGCGTGGTTGGGCGACTGCGATCGACCTCGCGTGGGCCGCCAAACATGTCGTTTTGCTGAGGGTGCTCGGTCGAGAGACGGCCGCCATCGACAACCCAGTAGACGGATGTCTTGCGGGGAAGTTTCGGCAGCTTCGGCGGTGCGAGCTCGGCGTCAATCTCGACCATGCCGTCTTTCACGGCCAGCTTGATCTTGATGTTAATCTCGCCCTTGAAGCTCGTCTTGGGACGATCGTTCGAAAGCTCGTAGAGCTTCTGCAGAACTTCGGCGAGCTGGCCTGACGCCTCGTCATTTAGCTCACCGCCTTCGAGCATGCCCATGAGGGACTGCACGTCGCGAATTAGTTTCATGGTCTCTCTCCGTTAAAAGGGAATGTCGTCATCAAGATCGCGCGAAAGGTTTCCGTCCGACGTCGACGATTGCTGTGTTCGTGATGAGTTGCCGGCGGCGCGATCTGGGTCGCCACCAAAGTCTTCGCCGCCATTGCCACCCGGCTGGTAGCCGGACCCTTGCGGCTTATCGAGCAGCTGCAGTGTGCAGTTGAAGCCCTGCAGGACGATCTCGGTCGAGTACCGATCGTTGCCAGACTGATCCTGCCATTTGCGGGTCTTCAACTGACCCTCGACATAGATCTTCGAGCCCTTCTTCACGTACTGCTCAATGACCTTGCAAAGACCCTCGTTGAAAACGACGATCGAATGCCACTCGGTCTTCTCCCGGCGCTCGCCGCTCTCGCGGTCGCGCCAGTTTTCAGAAGTGGCGAGACGAATGCTTGCGATCGGGCGCCCGTCCTGGGTGCGGCGGATCTCAGGATCGGCGCCGCAGTTACCGAGAAGGATGACTTTGTTAACGGACCCGGCCATCAGGCGTCGTCCTCGATCAGTTCGGCGGCCAGCGGTGCTGGAACTGGCCACGTCATGATGAGGGCGAGATAGGCCGTCGCCAGCATCAAGACTGCGCCAGGCTGCGTCGCTGCCCTCTGGTCGCCTTCGATGATGCGCTCGCTGAATTCCATGACGGCTGCGAAGTTGACAGGGTCAACCGCCGCGTCGCCGTTCGGATCCATGAGCGCGACTGCGCCATGCGAGAACGTGCGCTGCAGGGGACCGCCGTCCTTACGGATGCCGCCCGTCAGCGTCCCTGGCTCATCAGTCATGCACAGCTTGCGACCGGAAAGAGGGAAGCTCTTGATAGGGGTGACGCTGATCTTCACGGGCTTTCCCATCACGCCACCTGCCTTTCGTCAGCGGTGTATGTCGCACCTGGCAAAAAACCGGCGTTACAGTTGACGAGGTTGACAACCAGGCTGGCGATAGCTTTCACCTGGTCGTCGTCTCGCTCGTTGTTGACGTCGATGACGAGGACGTCTTTGCCTTCAGCGTCGATGACGCAGCCCACATCGTTCTCGGCGAGCAACAGCGGCAGTTTGACGTCGAGCGCTTCGAAATTGAGGCGCAACGCATCGAGCTTCTTGAGCAGTTCGGTATTCATGACAGTGACTTCCTCGTGGAAATTGCCACAGCTGCTTGCCGGGCGATGATGTCGGCGCCAATCAGCCGATGCGCCATCTCGGCGAATTTTTCCTCGGCCGCCCCGCAGCCCCAGATCTTCAAAGAGCCTGTAGTTTTGGGCTTCTCGGACAAAGGGAATTGATTGCCCGCTGCCTGTCCGAAAAGCGAAATGGCTTCGAACCGGCACATTCGATCGTCCATTGCTTTGACGATTTTCCTTTGGCGCTGCGTCCAAAGCGAAGGCGGCGGTAGGGATGCGGCCGTGTAGATCGCGTCGTCCCACCGTTCCTTGATCAAACGGATTGCTTCCCGAACGGGTAAGCCTGGCAGAACGCGAGAAAGGAGATCCTCCAGTGGCCGAATGATATCTCCGAAGAGATATTCGTGACCGTCATGCAGGAGATACAGAGCAGCCTCCATAAAGGTGCCGCCTTCATTCAGGATGGCCTGCGCACCCATTGCGCAGTGCTGAGCGTCAGACATGCCGCGACCATTGAACCGGCGAATGCCGGACATCGTCCGGCCCATATCGACGAAGCAGATGACTAACGGCGTTGGTGCGGCAAGATCGAAAACACTGCCGTCGCTGTTGAACGACCAGACGGGTTTCGCGGACAGTTGGGAGATTGTAGCAATCTGGCTCATATCGCCTACACCATCGTCGCGGCATAGAAGCCGATGCAGAAGACGACGACTGCGGACATGCCGTAGGCCAGAGAGCGATTGTAAGTCGCGACCTGCTCGACGATGATCGCGGTCAACCTCGGGTCGACGCGGCGTTCAGCCGTCCGGTGTGCGACGTGTCTTTGGGAGGCGGTGGACGTAATGGAGGCCATGTTTCAGGCCTCCGCGATCTGGCGCGTCGACTGGCGGCGAGCCAACTCTGTCGCCTTCGTCCCGAAGCGCCTGACAACATCCGCGGGATATCCACGCGTGGCCAGCGTTTCTACTGAGACATTCTGACCGGCGAAGGCAAGCTCGCGCATGTCATCGGCCATGCGCTCAGTCAGAGACCGAGAGCATGAGGTAGGGGTTTTCGGTTTGGGCTTATTTTTCTGGATTCGGATCAAGGCTACATCTCCTATCGGGACGTAGCGGACGTTATTCGGGAAAATTCCCTAGGTCAATAGCGATTTGGGAAATTTCCCTAATTCAGGCGGTGTGCTCACGAATCAGAACAAGGTTCTGCGGTACGTCCCTGTCACCACTCCCCTAACAAGGATCTCGGTCCCTCCATCGCCATCAGGTTTTATAGGTTGATGGCGAGGATTGCTGCTCTTTGGGACCAGCATCTGAATTCCGTCGATCTTTTCGACAGTTTTGAGCGTGACCTCGACGAGAGATCCGTTGTGCCTCTCGACATGCACAAACATCCCGTCCTTCAGAGATAGCCCGCTGTCGATCATGTCGACACAGGTGACGTAACTACCTTCTGCAAACTCTTTATCCATCGAGTCCCCAACCACAGCCAAGGCATATTGCCGCGCGTGCGGGAAGCGTGGATCGCGAGCTACAGGGATGATCTCGCACTCTGCATCTTCGTCGATAATGCTGCGATCTACCCAGTTTCCGGCCTGAATTCTGCCGACCACGTCTAGTCCTCCGACCGATTTGACCCTCTTCAAAGCGCCGTCATCGCTTTGCCCCAGGAACCAGTCTGGTGTCGTTTCCAAGGCGGCCGCAAGCTTTGAAAGGTTTTCGGCATTCGGGCTACGGGTTTTGCCCCTCAAGATGTCTCGAACGAAACTGTCTCCCAGACCGGCCTTCTTGGCGGTCTGAAGCGCGTTCAGTCCAAGCATGTCCATTCGGATTTTTAGACGTTTTTGTAGGGATGTTTCCATTCCTAATTTTGACATTTCGGGAAATATATCGTCCATCGGGAAATGTCCCTTGACTGACCGGGAAAAATCCCGAATATCTACGAGCATGGATAAGTTGATGATCACGGAGCGCGATGTCAGAGCAAGTCTGCTCGATATTGCGCAAGACTTTTCTTCTCGGTCAGGGATGAGCCTGTCCGCGATAGGCGTCGCGTCCGTGGGAGACAGCAAGTTCCTGGCCCGGGTTCGCGGCGGCTATGGTTTCAACATCAAGACCTATCAGCGTGTGGTGGACTGGATAAAGAGCCAGCATATCGCGGAGGCGGCAGAATGAAGCCTTCATTGCAGAAGCTCGTCGCCATTCTCTCCCAGAATTCTGGGCTCAAGTCGGTCGAGATGCTCCAGCGCGAGGAAGGCCAGTCTCTGTGCGTCCCTGTTGGGGGTGCGTTGCATCTTCTCCATCCGGAAGCGCACGTCGTCGACAAGCCCGGACCTCATGCCACGTTCGTCATCGAAGTCTCTGCTCATCAAGTGCGCGAGGTTGATGACGAGCTGCTCGAGCACTGCGAAGTTCGCAATCATGGAGTTTGTGACAGCGTCACTCATTGGGTTTCATCCTGTTGTTTCGAGGCTGTTTACCGGCTGCTTTGTTTCAATCCGTCGCGTCGACCCTTTGCTTTTGCTTGTGGTCCGCCGCGATGACCTGACCATCTGACAATCCTTCATTTTCTGCCGTCCCACCACGGGACATTAGGACCGTTTGTCCCGCGCCGGGACGTGACTTTTTGTGCTCTTGGAGATGCTACGATGACCGATCCATTCCTACCCCGGATTAAGGCTGCCCAACGTGATCTGATCGAGGATTGCGGTACCATGCGGCGCATCGAAGAGAAGTTCGGCTATTCGAAGTCGAACATTCAAAGATGGGGGGATGCTAAATATCCTGACCTGATGACGATCGACGCCGTGCGATTGCTGGAGGCGGACTGTGGAATTCCTCACGTGACGATGGTCATGGCAGAGGTAACAGGTCGTAGACTCACCGACCCAGACCAGGAGCATGCTGTCGCTGCCTGTGTCATGCAAAGTCATGCCGATCTGATGCGCGAAACCGCAGAGCTTGCCGGCAAAATGGCTTTGGCGTTCGCTGACGGCCACATGACACCGGCAGAGGCTACGTCTGCCGACCGCGCTGCTGCGCAAATGGAGGAAGCTGCCCGCCAGCTGCGCAGCGCGCTTGCGGTGGTGAAAGCCGCAGGCGGAGGGAAGGCCGGCCTGCGCGTTGTAGGGTCCGATTGATGCGTCGGCTTCGCAAGACATCCGTTGCACCTGCCTCGGGGATTCTGTGCCCAGAATGCGGCACAAACTCCAGCAAAGTGACGGACAGTCGAGAAGCTCCCGGATCTATCCGCCGCAGGCGAGAGTGTGTCCGGTGCGGTGGCAGGTGGTCCACCATTGAACGCGCCGTCGGTTTCAAGCCAGGGGTGCGGAGCTAATGGGTGAGCCGATCCGCCTCGTCATCGTGACCGACAACGCCGAAAAGGCTGCCCCGGCAATCTTCGGAATGGCACTCTCTCAACTCCCGGGTTGGGTTCTTGTGATGACCGACTGGCAGGAAGTTGGCCAGATCGAGGACGGCGCACCATGCATGGCCATCTGGTTCCAAAAAGCCGGCTTCGTCACGCTGGCTGAACATACGTGGCGTGAGCGCCGCCAGGCGGTGAAGCTCGATGATGATTTTCAACGTCATTTCGATCGTGTCACAGCGTGGCTTGAGAAGCGCGACGCTGCGGAGCGCGAATTGCTGAAGGCTGCACTTCTGGAAAGCGCCGACGCTGACAGCGTCATCACGTTTGACGAAATCGTCCAGGCACAAAAAGCGCAGCGAGCGATCGAGAGGTCGACCGTCAAGCGGTTCCCCAGCCAGTCGAAGTGGATCTGATCATGAAAGAGCGCGTGCGACTCGTTCTCATCATCGGTGCTTCCAAGATGGAGTGCTACCGAACCGCTAAAACATTCGATTTGGACTTCCTGAAGGTCGATCGAATGCGCTTTGTCTGCGACCCCTATCATTTGCGCGGCTGGTCGCGAGGGACGGCATTTATCGCTCTCAATCGCCCAATTTGGCCGGAAAATCTCGACCTGGTTTTGCAGGCTCTCACGGTCAAGGGCCAGCTGCGGATCGCTAACGACCGCGATCTGGCTGAACTGCGTGCCGATGTCCCGTCCGCGGCACTCTCGCAGCAATCGTTGCAAAGAGAAGGGGCGCGGAGATGAGCGAAGAAATGTCGGCTTTCATCAAGGCTGCGCAGCTGTTGCCGGTTTCCGCAGCGGTAAACGCCCTCGGCCTCAAGTTGCCGAAAAAGGTGGATCAGGGTGGGCCGTGTCCCCGATGCGGTGGCAAGGATCGCTTCGCGGTCAACCTTGGCAAGGACGCGTGGGTTTGCCGAGGTTGCGATGCTGGTGGTCGCAATGGCCTCAGCCTGGTCGCGCATGTGTTGAAATACGATTTGCATTCGAGATCGGAGCTTCTGGAGGCGTCGGCTTTCCTGTCCGGCAAACCGGTTCCTGATGGGGCAGAGCGCGAGACTGCGGCGGCCCGTGCCAGAAGAGAGGCCAGTTTGCAGCTTGATCTGCAGAAGGCCGAATATGATGCGGCGGAACGGCAGAAAAAGCAGGATGCATTTCGAGAGAAAGAGGTGCGGAAGGCTCGCGGAATATATCTCGGCGCAACCGTCGCACCGCATGACGATGATCGGCCTCTACGGGAATATCTGCGTCTACGCACAGGCTGCGTGATCCCTGACACGGTTTTTGAGAACATTCGCTTTGCTACGCGGCGGACCTACTGGCATGGGAATGATGAGCGTGGAAATCCAACGTCTCACTATGTCGGGTACGCGATGATTGCGCCCTTCGTCGATGCGGCCGGTAAAATCACCGGCTGTCACGAGACATGGATCGACCTGTCGAATGGTCCGAAATACAGGCCCGACCTCGGCCGCGATAATGACGACATCCCGCTTCCCACAAAGAAGATGCGCGGCACCAAAAAGGGATCGTTGATCCCTGTGTGCGGCGATCTGCCGTCCACGCGCTGGGTTGGTGGCGAGGGCATCGAGACTGTCCTCGCCTTCGCCGGCTTTGACGGCTTCAGGCCGGACACGTTCTATTTTGCTACGGGCGATCTCGGAAACCTGGCGGGGCCTGCGGACCCAAAGAGCGCCTTCAACCACCCATCTCAAAGAGTAACGGACAAGCGCGGCCGGTCTCGGCCGGTGCGGGTGCCGGGCATTGTCCCGAAGCCCGGTCAGTCAACCTCCGACGCCTATCAGGTGCCGCCGCATGTCGACGACCTGATCCATCTCGCCGACGGCGATAGCGAAGTTGTTTTCACGGTGGCCGCAATGAAGCGTGCCGCCGTTCGGTGTGCCCTGGAGGGCCGCTCTATCCACACACTATGGCCACCTGCAGGGGCGGATTTCGCCAGCCTTGGGGCTGAGAAACTGGCATTGGGGAACTGACGTGACGAAAGACAAAAAGACTGGCGTGCCCGATGACGTCATACGCGCAATTGCCGAAGTCGAGCAGCAGCGCGCGGCATACCGGGAGAACCCGGACCCTTTGCCAGTTTCGAATCCTGTTGAGGAAGAACAGTCCGCGGCGCTGTCGTCCGAAGAACTTCTAGATGAATGCGCTGCACAGCCTGAGACCGATATCGGAAATGGAACGCGAATGCTGATTCGCTTCGGCGATCGGATGCGGCATGTGAACAATATCGGATGGCATGGATACGACGGTCGCCGTTGGCTGGAAGATGTATCGGGCGCTGTCGTGCGCCAGTTCGCGCACCGGACGGCCGAATTCATCGACGATGAAGCCATCAAGCTGGATTGCAGCCCAGATGAGCAGGCGAAGATCGAGGCCGGCCGCCTAGCGCGTGAGGCAATCAAGAAGATGGGAAAGCCGGGGAAAGAATGGACCTCGGAGCAACTCGTCGAGCTCGAGCGGCTCCAACAAGATGTCGACGCTATGGCCAAGGTCGAAAAGGATCGATCGGGGCGGATATCGTCGCGCCATGCTCACGCTAAAAGCGCGGCTGGTACTTCAAAGATCGACAATATGCTGAAGGAATCCATTCCTTACTGCTCTCTCGACGTCGACGACATGAACATCGATCTGCATGCGGTCAATTGCAGGACCGGAACGCTTCGCTTTTTCTGCTCGGAGGTGGACGGGCTAGGAAAATGGCAGGTGCGCCTAGACCGACATAGCCCCCTGAACCTTATATCCAAATTGGCTGAAGTTGATTTCGATCCGAAATCCGGCTGCCACCTTTTCCAACAGTTCATGCAGCGCGTTATGCCGAACCCGGACTATCGGGCTTTCCTGCAGCGATATCTCGGCTACTGCCTTCTTGGCGTCACTTCCGAGCAATGCCTCCTGTTCTTCTATGGTGCGGGCCGAAACGGCAAATCCACATTCATGGATCTGATGGTCGAGATCCTTTCGGACTATGCCGTGTCTATGTCCATCGACAGCTTTGCAGGTGACAGTAAAAGGGGAGGATCCGAGGCAACGCCAGACCTTGCCCGCCTTCCGGGCGCCAGGCTTGTTGCCGCAGCGGAGCCTGAGATGGGCGTCCATCTTAAGGATGCGTTGATCAAGACGCTAACCGGCGGTGAGCCCATCGCTGTCCGCCGTCTGCACAAAGACTTCTTCGAGCTGATCCCACAGTTCAAGATTATCCTTTCAGGAAACCATAAGCCGATCATCAGAGACGACAGCGATGGCATCTGGCGGCGTGTGCACCTGGTTCCGTGGGAGATCCAGATACCGGAGGATGAAGTTGATAGAGACCTTCCTCGCAAGCTCCGTGCGGAGAAGGCGGGCATTTTCGCGTGGATGGTGAAAGGCGCCCTCGAATATCTTCAGACTGGCCTGAATGTGCCGGCTGGTGTCAGGGCCGCAACTGCCGAGTATCGAGAAGAGAGTGACCCGATCGGCGCCTTCATAAGGAATGCGTGCCATGTGACGGGTAAAGAGGCGGACCGGGAAACACCGGAGGAGCTGTTCAACGCATACGTCCGCTACGCAAAGCGTGAAGGGTTGGCCGAATTCCGTCAGCCCACCTTCACGCGGCGATTACCTGACCAGACACGCAAGAGCTGGAAAGGTCTGGAGGGGCTGATGTGCCAGTTCAAGCGAACTCGGTCGAACGGTACCGTCTACCTCGGCATATCGGTTCGCGAGGAATTCCGGCGTGACCATTCCGGCGACGGTCCGCCTTCTGGTCGGTTCGCTTCAGATGAGCCGTTCCCGGAGGATCTATGATGGAATTTACCCGGACCCTTTGCCGGACAGGCAGGGCAGGCCTCGTGAAATCTGCATTTCTGATCCATTCGAAGGGTCAGGGTTGGACATCTAGGACAGCAAGACTTAGCCGAAGGGCAGTTAGAAGAGCGATGGGTGTGGGGAATGATAATATTAAAACAGATACTTACCGATCTCGGACAGCATGGACAGATAGTTTCGGCTTTTCCGTGACGTGTGCGCAAGCGCGCGTGAAAAGTAAGGTGCCGAATGGTTAAGGTAAAAGGCCGAGGCATCCTCATTACATAAAGCGAGAACTATCTGTCCTTTCTGTCCATCCATTGAAATTGCTTCATTTTAACTGTCCAAATGGGTGTTTTATCTGTCCTTTCGGAACACCTTTCCTGTCCAATCTGTCCAGAACGCTAAAAGGAACTGAAAATGAAGAAAATCGGCATAGCTGAATTGCTGATCTGGGCCTTCTGTGACGAATTGCCCAAAGCCGGTATGATTGAAGGTAGTGGACCATTCATGGCTTCCAGCTCCGGGGCCTACGCGGAAATGTCAGTCCTGGGCACATTGGTCGACCGCAGCCCGAACGCTTTCGGTGTGCTTCCGTTATTCTCCTACGAAGGTGAGCCGCACCCAGACGCGACTATCGTCGGCGAAGCCGTTCGAGAACTGAGATCCCGAAACTTCGAGGTGGCTGTAGGTTGGAACCCATTCCCGGACTGGCCTGACGAGCATGGTCTTGTAGCAGCGGAAGTGGAGAGGGTTGTGTCTGACCTCATCTCTGCCAGAAACCCTCGCCTCAATGGCCAGCAGATCGTCGCACTGGTGACAAGCTGCGCTATCCTCAAGCGCGGTCCGGACTGGAGCGGCACCCAACCGAAGACGATCGTCTGCAGCAATAATGGGAAGGATCCATCTTGGTTCGTCAAGCGCAGCATGATGAACAGTCTTGGTCGCATGGAAATGCGGGAGGTCGACGGGTTTGATTACCGGAAGCGCCGGCCGGCCAAAGATGCCTACAACAAACATCGCTTGGAGGGATCGATCGTGTCCGCGGTCATGTCTCGCCTCGATTGGCAAATCTGGCAATCGTCGCTTGAGGCACTCCATGAAGTGCTTGACGACCGTCTTACTGGCCATGATTTGCTGCCGTTCAACCCTGACAGGGCGCCGTGGGCTCGGACCGGAAGAAATCAGACTGAAATCCAAGCTATTGAAAACGTTATGTGATATATTTCCGCGACCCACTTGCGGCGCGACTGACATTTGGTGCATCTTAAGAACACTGTAAAAGGTTAGATAAACCCGCTGGCGGAAACGCTTGGCGGGTTTTTTGTTTCCAGATGATGGAGGCCGCCATGAACTCTGTCGCTGTAATGGCGACACCCGCATGAGTGTCGAGTTTAAATTCGATGCTTCTGACTTTGCGAGGGTCGCGAAGATCTACGCGGCCATGCCGCAGGAATTGCAGAAGGTCGCATTCAGGCGAGCAGCTGCCCGAGCACGAGGTGCGGTAGAGCGAGACTATGCTCGCTTTGCATCGAAGGTGCTTAAGATATCTCAGAGGTTGGTTCGCCAGCGTATGAGATCTACGCTGGTAGGAGCGGACGTCGTTCTCTCCGTACGTTCAACGAATATTCCTCTCAGTGAGATCGGCGCGAGCCAACGCGGTTACGGCGTGTATGTCCGTGGTCGCGGACGGTATGAGGGTGCATTTATCGCCCGCAAAAACTCGAAGGCTGCCGCAGGGCTGGTATTGCAGAGACAGACTGCCGCTCGTTTGCCAACGCAGATGATGTTCGGACCAAGCCCTGCCAATGCAATCCAGCGTACACCGAGAGACTACGAAGACTTGCTCGCGGAGATCGCTGCTGGTGAGTTTGCTCAGAACATCCTCCAGCAGGCTGCCTTCCTCCTCGGCCGATCCGGGTGACCCCTCCGCCCCCTCGACCCCCGGGGGGGTAGCCCCCCGGTTTAGGGACCGTACCCAGTTTTCCATGCTAGACGGTCCCGGCGGAGCGCAGATTACTGCCAGTTTTAGACGGTAAAACATTGGGTTAACGGGGTTAACGAGGTTAACGCTACCGGTTGACGGAGTTAACGCGCCGCTTCTTGGTCTTGGCGGCAAGACGGAAGTGGTTTCATGTCCGACGTCATGTGGAGCATCACGCAGATCGCAGCTCGCGACGGCGTGTCGAAAGCGGCTGTTTCGAAGACAGTCAAAAAGCTCGTCGAGGTTAGTCCGGATACGCCGCTTGAGCGCGGTGGGCAGGGTCAGGTGATGAGGGTTTCCCTCGCGCACTACGATCACTACCGACAGCGTTTCACTAACCCGGCAAAGGCAACTGCGCCGATACGGACAGCTGCTGATGTGACGCCGGCCGCAGGGCAAGCGCGCAACCCGATCGATCCGAGCGATACTTTCGAGGAAGCGCGCCGCCAGTCGGAGTGGCTGAAGGTCGGCCGCGAGAAGATCCGGCATCAGGAAGACTGTGGCCAGCTAGTCCGGCGGGATCGGATCGACGCATCCCTATCCAGCGCGGGTGCTGAGTTACAAGCGATCATTCGGCGGCTGCCAAACAGAGCCGACGATATTGCGATGGCAGTTTCGAAAGAGGGCGTTCATGGCGTTCGGGTTCTGCTTCGCCAGATCGCGTTCGAGATCGGAAACCAGATGGCCGACAAACTCGCAGAAATGGCGTTGTCTGCCCCTGAAACCGACGAGCTGCTTGAGGACGAAGAACGGTGACAGTCCATCCTGGCGCGCTTCGGATCGTCTCGTCGGTTCTGGCGGGCGCGATCCGGCCGCAGCCGCCCGTACCGTTTCCGCTTTGGCTCACGAAGAACATTGTGCTGGTCGACGGGCCGAAGAAGGGGGAATTCTGGTCGGCTGAAGACGCGCCCTACCTGATCGAGATTGCCGAATGCCTTAGCCAAGAGCATCCAAGCAACCTGGTGACGGTCCGGAAATCTCAACAGACCGGTGTTTCCATCCTCGGCTTGGCCTGGATGCTCTACATCTCTGAGGTCTGCCCGGACAATGCGCTCTACGGCGTCCCGGGTCTCGATGCCTTACGCGACATCAACTCCGGCAAGATGCAACCGTTGATCGACGAGTGGCAGAAGAAAACTGGTAAAGCAGTTATCTATCCGACCACACAGCGGAGTGGCGACGGGTCGACGACGTACGAGAAGAAGTTCCCTGGCGGCGCGATCTATCTCGCCAACGCCAACACGGTCATGGACCTTTCGGCCAAAACCACCCGGTATGGCGTGAAGGATGAGGTATCGAAGTGGCAAGAGCTGCCGAACGGCGCTGACCCTGAGAACCTCTTCTTCGGTCGCTTCACCGCTTTCCGCCGGCAGAAGAGCTTCAAGATCTTCGAGCTTTCCACGCCCGAGCTTGATAGCGGCGACGAACTTGGCGAGGGCCCAGGGCACTGCCGCATTGATCGGTCTTTCCGGCGATCAGACAAACGTTTCTGGAATGTCCGTTGTGCGGAGTGCCAGCACGAACTTGTCCAATCTGACGACTATTTGCGGATCGATCGTAAGCAGCCGCATAAAACCACGTTGGCGTGCCCATACTGTGGGCACCACATCTCTGAATTGGAGCGGGTTGCAGCCGTAAGAGCTGGCCGCTACGTCGCTACCGCCGAGGGGCCTGACAGGCATCCTGGCTTCAACGTCGATGCCTTCATGTCGTTGATGATGTCCTACGAAGCGATCGCGGAGGACAAGATCAACTTTGAGGCCAAAGGTGAGGCCGGGGCGAAGGACTACCACAATCTGGTTTTGGCGCTGCCTTACCAGATGAAAGGCAATGCACCCGACCACAAGCGTTTGATGGAGCGGCGGGAAGATTACCAGTCGAACGTCATACCCGCAGGTGGGTTGCTGTTTACAGCGGGCGCCGACGTCCAAGGATACGGTATCTTTTGTGAAGGCGTGGCTTTCTCTGAGGATCGCCAGACTTGGAATGTCTTCGCCGAGTTCTTTGAGGGCGCAACAGACAATCCCCAGCAAGGTGCGTGGGTCCTGCTTGAGGAGTTCTTCGCCAGTGAGTTCTCCGACGCCCATGGTGTGCTGCGGAAGATCGAGGCTCTTGCAGTCGACAGCGGGTATCGCACCAACCAAGTGTTGGAATGGTGCCGTCGTCATCCGAACGCCTATGCGATCAAGGGTGTTGAAGGTCGGGGCGTTCCCGCGATCAGCGCGCCGTCGAACAAGTCAGTCAACAAGCGCGGCAAGAAGAAGCGGTTCGGATCAGCACGAAGCTGGCCGGTCGGGACCTGGCCGCTGAAGGCAGAGTTCTACGGCAACCTCTACAAGATCGGACTGGCGGCTGGTGAAGCCACCGACCCGCCTGGCTACTGTCATTTTCACAAGGAACTTGGCGAGGAATACTTCCAGCAAATCACCGCGGAGTATTTCAAGCAGACCCTGGTGAAAGGGAAACTTCACGAGGAATGGCTGAAGCGCCGACCCGACAACCATTTTCTAGATTGCCGGATCTACGCGATGGCCATGGCCGAGCACCTTGGCCTCTCGACCATGACGAAGGAGGCTTGGGCACGCCTGCGCGCGCAGCGGGAGCCGGAGATCGCGACGGACTTGCTATCCCCTGACAGCCACCAGGCGATAGCGGCTACCGGGCCGGTTGATGTGGTGAAGCCCGTGAAGACGGAGCTGCCGAAAAAGGAACGTCGCCGCAGCAGATGGGGCGCTTACGGGAATTGACAGGATGTCCGACAAGCCTCGCTTTCGCGTTCAAGCCGGCAGTTCGCTTACGGTTGCGAAGACTGTGGGACGCTCGCCGGCTGAAATGCGTTACCTCAATCGTGATAAGACCGGAGTCCTGTCGATGCGTCGGGCGATCCGTCGCGATGGCGGTACCGATGTTCGAGAGGCGGCGTGGCGCGCATCAGCACTTGCGTTTGATTTCATGCAAAACTCCGGGTGGATTGCCGGCGCTTGCGACCAGATGATCGTTGATACGATCGGTACGGAAGTGAAATTGAACGCAAGGCCCGATATTCTGCGCCTGGGCTATACCGAAAAGGAGCGATCCGATTGGTGCAAGCTTGTTGAGGCCGAGTGGCGCCAGCATGTGTGGAACCCCCGCGAGTTCGATCTTGCAGGAAAAGCAACACTTGCGGAGATGTGCGACGGCCTGATGCGCTACTTCATCGGTGGCGGCGAGGCCTTCGGCATTCTGTCTTTCCTGACTGAGCGCCAGCGTATCGCCTACGGCCTTCAGACTGGAACGAAAGTTACTCTTGTCGCTCCGCATCGTGTGCCACACACGACGCGGGAATTTGAGGGACTTGACGGCGGTATTTTCCACGATGCCAACGGCCGGCCAACCCATTGCCGGTTCATGCGCAGGGATGGTGGCCTCGATACCGAATACGATTTGCCCTTCTACCTGCAGAACGGCTTGCCTCAAGTCCTCCATATGATGGATCGGGGCGACAATCCGGATAGTGCGCGCGGAATTTCGATTATGGCGCCTATCCTCAAAGTTATTGCTCAGAGCGATCAACTTGCGGATGCCACACTTGCGACAGCTTTGCTCCAGACGATCTTCGCCGCGGTCATCAAAAGCCCGGAGCCAAGCGAGCAAGCGTTCCAGGCGATCCAGACGTTGGCCGACACGGATGGCATCGAAGGGGCTGGCGACCTGGCGCAAGACTTCATCGACGTCTGGGGGCAACGATTTGAAGCTCTAAAGAGCGGCGGCGTAAACCTGTCCGACTCTGCTCGGATCGCTCACATGGGTCCCGGTGAGGAGCTGGTGTTCAAGACAGCCGAAACGCCGGGTTCACAGTACATCCCGTTCAGCCAGAACCTGCAGCGGGAAATGGCACGGCGCCTTGGTGTCACCATGGAGAGCTTCTCCATGGATTTCTCGAAGGCGACCTATTCGTCAGTGCGCGTTGCTACCTCGACGGTTTGGCCGATCGCGCAGCGTCGTCGGGAACGGATTGTCGCACCGTTCTGTCAGGGTGTTTACGAAAGCTGGCTGGATGAAAAGATCGCGCTCGGCAAAATCCCGTTCAAGGGTGGTTATCGGGCTTTTGCTGCGAACCGCGACCGGGTCTGTTGGACGGAGTGGCAGGGGCCGGCAAAACCTTCGGCCGACGACTACAAGAGCGCGATGGCATCGAAAGTTCGGCTCGAGGTCGGCGTCTCGTCACTTTCCGACGAATGCGCCGAATATGGCCGAGACTGGGAAGAAACCGCTGCACAGCGCGCTCGCGAGCTGAAAACTCTCACAGACAGCGGCCTTCCAAATCCATTCGAACGAATGAGTGGGGGAGCAGGGCCAGATGGCGCTGCTTCGGAAGGCAATCGTGAACCGGCAGGAGCCCAGTCATGAGCCAGGCAGATGAAGAGGATCTGATCGTCGTTATTGGCGGCAAGCCAGTCAACATCAATGATCCATGCGCCCTCTATCGGGCCCTGAAGGCCTACCGCACGCTTCTGGCAACCGGCGGTAGGGTTGAAGAGATTGAGGTCCGTTCGCCGCTCACCACACGGCGGACAAGGTTCTCATCCGGATCGAAGCCTGAAGACGTCGACCGGATGATGTCGGACGCGAAAGCCGCCTGCGAAACCTCGCTCGGCGTGACACCGAAACGAACCCGCTACGCGATCGGCGGCAGGTTCAAGCCCTACTGAGGTATCAACTATGGCAGCCATCCTTGCAGACGGAGTGCTTCGGCTCTCCGGCTATGTCGGAGACTATTACTATTCGGATGGGTTCACCTCTTCCGATGTCGTCGTTGCTCTCGCCAGCATCGACGATGCGGACGATCTGACGGTCCACCTGAATTCGGGCGGCGGCATTGCTACTGAGGGTGCCGCAATCCACGCGCTTCTGACGGCACGGTCCGGCATAACGGATATCGTTGTCGAGGGCATCGCAGCTTCGGCGGCATCACTGATCGCAATGGCTGGCGCAACCGTCACCATGTCGGCTGGCGCGGTGATGATGATCCACGATCCAAGCGGCTACACGTTCGGCAACAGCGCTGATCACTCCAAGACGATCGAGGCGCTCGAGGCGCTCGCGACTGCCTACGCGCGTGTCTACGCGCAGAAGTCGGGCAAGAGCGCCGAAGAATGCCGGCAGGTCATGCGTGACGAGCGCTGGCTGACCCCGCAACAGGCTGTCGAAGAAGGCTTCGCTGACGCGACGACGGAAACGAAAGCCGAACCTGTCGCCGCTTTTGATTACCGCCTCTACGCGCACGCTCCAAAGCGTCTGACTGCGCTTGCGGCAAAGAAGAATTGGCGTCGCGATGATGCTGATGAAAGCGCGGCGACCGCCGTCGCATCCAACCGGCAAACAATGGAGAAACCCATGTCCGGCAAAACCAACGGCGGGGACGATCCCGCCGACGTCGAAAAGTTGATCATGGATGCTGTCGCGGCAGACCGTGCTCGGCGCGGTACTGTGATGGCGCTTCCCGAAACTGAAGGCCGTGCAAAGCTCGCCGAACATCTGATCGACACGACCACGATGGACGTCAACGCCATTAAAGCCATCCTCGCTGCCTCCCCGCAGTCTGCTGAAGGGCAGAGCGATACTGGCCGCAGTGGTCAGCCTGACCCCGCAGCCTATGAGGCCAATCGAGCTGCTGGCGCCGGCGTCGCAGGCAAGCCGCAACAGCAGCCAACCGCGCACTCTGCCAGCCTGGTGGCAAATATGCGCAAGCTTATCGGAAAGGATGCAGCGTAATGGCTGAGATCAAAGAAGGCCGCTATGCCAGTGACTGGCTAAAGCGCGAAGCGGACAGCCACTTTTCGCGCGAAGAGATCATCGTAGCTTCTGGTTCCGGCAAGGTGCTCAGCGGTACCGTGCTCGGCAAGATCACGGCTTCCGGCAAGTACAAGCCGGTGACTGTGGCTGCGACCGACGGGTCGCAGAACGCGGCAGCGATCCTGCTGCACGCTGTAGACGCAACTACGGCTGATGCACCCGGTGTCTCGATCTCCCGAGACGCAATCGTTGTCCAGCAAGGACTGCTTTACGGCGCAGATGTGGACACTGCCGCTGAACGGCTCGCAGTCCAGAACGCCCTGCGCGCGCTCAATCCACCCATTCTGCCCCGCGAAGGAGCGTGAGCCATGGAAACAATCCTCGATATCTTCAACAATGCCGCGTTCAGTGCAACGTCGCTCACTGAGGCGATCAATATCGTCCCGAACGATTACGGTCGCATCCGCGAACTCGGCATCTTCAGCTCCGAGCCGATCCCGACCACGTCTGTGATCGTCCAGTACGAGAACGGCCAGCTGAACCTGCTTCCGACCCGCGAACGCGGCGCCCCGCCGTCACTCGGCACGTCTCCGAAGCGTGGCGGTCGGCCATTCAAGTGCTTTCACATCCCGCACGACGACTATGTCTATGCCGACGATGTGCAGAACGTCGTTGCGCGCATGGCATCCGATCGTGTGTTGGAATCTGTTATGGCGGTGGTCAATCGCAAGCAGATCGTCATGCGCCGCAAGCACTCGATCACGCTCGAACATCTGCGCATGGGCGCGCTTCGGGGCGAAATCCTTGACAGCGACGGATCCTCGCTGCTGAACCTGTTCAACGAATTTGGCGTCACCCAAAAGGTCGTCGATTTCGTGCTCGGTACGGCCACGACGGACGTGAAGGCGAAGGCCCGCGATGTTACCGCCTACATGGAAGACAACCTTATGGGCGAGGTGATGTCGGGCGTACACGTCCTGGCGTCGCCGGAGTGGTATGCGAAGTTCATCGGCCACGCGAAGGTCGAAGAGATCTACAAGTACTACGACGGTCAGAACAACCCGCTTCGGCAGGATGTCCGCCGCGCCTTCCCGTTCCAGGGTCTCGTGATCGAGGAATACCGAGGCTCGGCACAGTACCTGCAGGAAGATGGCACTTACGCGACCCGCCGCTTCATTCCAGCCGGCGAAGCCATCGCCTTCCCGATCGGTACCGTCGATACCTTCTCGACCTACTTCGCACCCGCCACGTTCATGGACACCGTGAACACGCTTGGCGAAGAGGTCTACGTTCGCCAGGCGATCGACAAGGACTTCGCGGAATGGGTCAAGCTGCGCAGCCAGTCGAACCCGCTCCCGATGGTCAAGCGCCCGGCGCTTCTTGTTCGGCTCACTTCTAGCAACTGAGGTCAAAACGATGCAGGTTAAAAACGTCAAGACTGGCGAAGTTGAAACGCTTCGTCACGGTCCGGCCGTTGATGCCGTGACAGCGGGCACCCACGAGTTCGTCAATGTCGACGAAAAGGGGAAACCTAAAGAGGAGAAGGCAAAGGCGAAAAAGCCGTCTGAGCCTGCCAAGTAGAATGTCTTGGTCTGATAATCTGGCGGGGACCGAGAACGCGGTCGCCGCCTACTTCGACGATGTTCTTTTCACCGCGGTCGGCATGAAAAAGCCAGCTCGTGATGTGAACGGGTCGACGGCTCCCGATCCGGATCGGCCAGCCTTCGACTTCATGGGCTCGATCGATAGCGAGCCGAGCTTCAATCAGATCGGTTCATCCGGCCGGACGTCTGCGTCCAGTATGGGTGACCGGCAGGTCGCACGAACATGCCTTACGGCGTTGGCTCGTGACTGGCCGTGGATGGTGCGTCAGGGCGACGCGATCAAAAGCGCCGGACAGAACTACAAGGTCGTAGCTACTCCAGATAGGGACGGTTCCGACCGGATCGTCATCTGGCTCAATAAGGTCTGATCCATGCTGTCCGCTGAAGCTATGCGCCTTGCTGCGATCGAGGTCCTGTGCCCGACTGCTGCGAAATCCTCCGACTTCGGTTGGCCGACACTTGCTCGTCACAGGGTCTACGATAGCTCGGAGATCCTTCCCGACGATCTCGACGCCCAGTCTCCTTACACGCCATGCCTTTCGCTTTACACCGACGAAATTCGGGTTGAGCGGCGCGGGGACACATCACCGTCGAGCGAGGGGTTCCCTGTTGCTGTCCTGGTTATCATTGCCGAACTGGCAGTGGCCTCCGAAGGCGAGGATGGTGAGCCGCAGATCATGCCGCTCGTCGAAAACGACGCGCAGGCTCGGTTGGTCCTGGGGGCTCTTTGTGCTCAGGTTCGTCAGGCTCTGAGTTCGTCCGAGGCTGGCGACCTGTTTCGCAGGATCGTATCCTCGATCGAGGATCTGAGGATCGAACCCTATTCGCTTCCCCAGTTCGATATCAGGTGGATGCGTAACACCATGCGTTTCACCTGCAAGATCCGCGAAGACACCTTTCGCGATGATGGCGGAATGCCGGAGCCGCTGCGGTCCTTATTCTTGCGCCTGCCTGAAGCATCCTATGCCAAGGCGAAGCTCGCCGAACTGGACGCGATTTTCACCGCGCCGGCGAGAACGCCTCTTGAACTGATCGGCATCACCAGTCGGGGCGCAGCAGGCGACCCGCCAGATGCGTCTGTCAACACCAACCAGACCTGATCTCTTATCGGAGTGAGACAATGCAGCGCTTCAGGCTCAAAAGCCCTCAGCAGAACGTTCCCATGCCCGATAGAGGTGTGGGTGTTCTCTTCACATCGGAAAAGGCCGGAGAGGCCATTGACCCGATGAACCCGTACTACGCCAGGATGATCGCATCCGGCGAACTTATTCCAGCCGATCCAGATGATGCATCCGGCGGCTCCAGCAAGCCCTCGAAGGGAGCGTAGTCCATGGCCGTCGGTTTCAATCTTATTCCCGGCAACATCCGGGCGCCCATATTTGCCTTCGAGATCAACTCCGGTGGACAGTTCGAGAACGTCTCGCGTTTTCTTCTGGTGGGGCATGCCAACGCCGGGTCATCCCTTGCCGTCAATGTTCCTGTTCGCTGCAACAATGTCGAAGAAGCTGTCGCGTTGGCCGGCCGAGGCTCGATGCTGGCGGAGATGCTGATCGCCACGCGCCTCAATGCGCCAGCGCAGGATGTCTGGCTGCTTCCGGTCGCAGATGCCGGCACGGCTGAAGTCCGCACAATCACGGTGAGCAACGTGCCGGCGAGCGGCGGCTATGCTGTTTTGTTGATCGGCGACGAGTCGGTGGCTTTGACGATCAATGCAGGCGATACGGCCACTGCCGTTGCGGCAGCGATTGCCTCTGCGATCAACGCTTACCAGAACCCGCTTAGCAAGTCGGGTCTTCCGTACACAGCGACCGCCGCAGTTGGTGTGGTGACGCTGACGGCACGGCACAAAGGCGTCATCTTCTCTACGGTCGACCTTTCCGTGCCTGTCGTAACCGGGGGCAACGCCTTCAATGGTGTGCTGACATTTGCGACGACAACGCCTGGTACCGGCTCACCCGATCTCTCAGCCGGGCTGGCAAGCCTCGGCGACGATCCGTTCGACTGGATATTGTCGCCGTTCTCTGACACGGCCAATCTTGCACGGTATCAAACGGTGCTTTCTGACACGGCTGGCCGATGGGCCTGGAGCCGACAGTCTTACGGCCATGTCTTCACAACCGTGACCGACACGACGTCCAACCTGACGACCCTGGGTCTCTCGATCGACAATCGTCATATCACCATGGTCCCTCGGCTAGCCGCCGCGGGCAACGGAACGCTGCCATGGGTTTTCCTTGCTGCACTGATCGCGCGGGTTATTCCATGGCTGTCGGCTGGAGATCTTGGAGATGTCAGCCGAAACCAGACAGGTCTGGTCGTCGAAGGTGTGACCGCGCCGCGTGACCGCTCCAAGTGGTTCAACGACTACGCGACCCGAGATGCTTTCCTCGGTACCGGCCTCTCGACATGGACCGTGCGCACCGATGGGCGTGTCACGATCGACAAGCTGGTCACCATGCAGCGTACTGACGGCTCCGGAAATGTCGATACGACCTTCCGCGACGTACAGGCGATCGGGCAGCTGATCTATGCGCTGCGCTATTTCAGGGAACGTCTGCAGTCGGAGCACGGCCGCAAAGCCATTGCCGACAGCAACCCGGGCAATCTCGCGTCGATTACGACCGTGGTCGATATCGCCAACACATTCATCGCCGCCTACCGCTCGATGCCTGGTGTGCTGGAAAATTCGGCGGAGTTTGTTCGCCAACTCGATGTTCAGCGCAATGTCAGCAACCCGAACCGGGTCGACGTCTACGCGCCACTCGATCGGATCAACCCGCTCGATGTAATCGCAGCAAATGCCACCCTCTACGCTCAGTTCCGCGAAGCGGTCTAACCAGGAGTACCAAGCATGCCAGGAAAAGATTTTGGCGGCGAGATGCGCCTGCGCCTCGCCGACGGCCGCAGTATGACAATGCGCGGCGCGTTCACCCTTGGCGCTTCCGGCATTTCGTCGGAAAGCGTTACCAACCAGGATGGCAGCGTTTCGCGGGTGGGAACGCCGCGGCCGCGTACTGCCGAGCTGTCGCTCGAGGATGATGGCACGGACGTGAACCTGCTCATGCGGGCACCGCGTCAGGACATCTACATCACCGAGGACTTCACCGGCGTCAGCCATATCTTCGTTGGAGCTATGATCACCGGAGATCCGCGCAGCAACCGCGCCAACGGTGAGCTCACCGGCATCCAGATCGAAGCGTCCGGGTACGATAGGCGGGGCTGATGAAAAACGTTCCTCTTGGTCGTACCTACACGGTAGGATCTGCCATCTTCCAAAACCTCAGTTTTCGCGAACCGAAACTCGCGGACTATCGTCAGATTGGCAAGGCGATCGAGGTTCAGCGTGGCGTCGTGGTGACCTATCCCGACGCGATTTGGTCCTACGCAGACCGGCTTCTTCAGGTAACGCCGCCCGGTGCCTTAAACGAGCTCGACCTTGTCGACGCACTCGCCGTCGAGGACGCGATCATCGATTTTTTTTCCGAGGCGAGCAAACTGTTGCACGAGCGCGGGAACTCGTCTTCCGGCTCGGCTGGCGCCCCTCCGACGTCGACCCCCTGACCTTTGCCGAAATTGATTGGTGGTTCTGCGAGGCTGTCGATTGGGCGCGAGACAATAAGAGGACATAGCCAATGGCACGTGAAGTCGAGGCTCGGCTCAAGCTTTCTGCTGTCGATCGTACGGCAAAAGCGTTTTCCGCAATCGAGCGTCGCTTGAGTGCCGTCAATAGTAAGGCAACAGCGGTCAACCGGGCTCAGGCCGCTGTAGCGCGTACCATGGACGGTGCTATGCTTGCGTCTGCGAGGTTTCTTGCCCCAGCGATCATCGCTGCCGGCACTGCTGGTGCCGTCAAGCGTTTTGCAAGCGTTGAGCGCTCGGTCGGCAGAATTGCGCTGACGGCCGGTGCCACTGCGGATGAAACAAAAGCCGCTTTCTCGGTCATCGACAAGGCGGCCAGCGATTACGCGTTGGCGCAGGACGAGATCGTCCGTGGCCTCGACAGTATGGTGGCGTCTGGTCGTAGTCTACCTGAGGCTTTCGCGTTCCTTCCGTCTGTTGCTGCGACAGCGCAGGCTGCAGGCGCCGATATTGTCGAAATCGCCACCACGGCGGATGCGATCGGCAGCAACTTCGATATCGCCGGCAACAAGATGCAGGATGCCTTCGACATCTTGGCGACCGCTGGCAAGCTCGGAAAATTCGAGCTGAAGGATATGGCATCTTACCTGCCCTCAATGGCTCCTGCTTTTGCAGCGCTGGGGTATCGCGGTGAAACCGCTATCAAAAAGCTGGCAGGCTGGCTCCAAATCGTTAGAGCGAGGACCGGTTCTGCCAGTGAGGCCGCGACGTCGTTTTCGAACGTTCTTCAGAAAATGGAGACGAACGAGACGGCCACGAAGTTCAAGGAATTCGGGATCGATATCCGCAAGGAGATGGCCAAGGCCCGCAAAGAGGGAAAGGATCTTCTGCAGGTGTTCCTGGACATGACCAACAAGGCTATCAAGGGCGACCTGTCCAAGCTTCCGCAGCTGTTCGGCGACGCGCAAATGATCACCGGTATGCGGGCCATGATCCTCGGCAGTAGCGAGATGACGGGACACATGGAGGCACTCGGCGCCGCCACGGGGACGGTGAAGCGCGATCTCGATGTGATCCTGAAGGACAGCCAGGCCGACATCGATCGCCTCTCCGCGAAATGGGATGGTCTCGTCAAATCTTTCGGTCGCGGCGCTGTGAGTATGGGCGCCACCGATCTTATGGAAGGTGCCGCAAACACTCTGGACTATCACTCAGCCGTCAACGAAGGGCTGGAAAAGAAGGGCGTCAACGGGTGGTGGAACCGGACGGTCTGGGGCCTAAGCAGCTCCCAGGACGAGAAGAACCGGATCGCCTACGATGCTGGCTGGCGTTCCACCCCCCTCAGCGACCAGGGTGCGATGACTTCGAGCCCCGAACTTCCGTCGCGTCGACAAGATGCCGCGCGCAGTTCGGTCATTCCGATCCCTCAAAATCGCCCCGATCCGCGAATGCAGCTTCCGGATCTCAAGCTGGATCGGTTCGCACCGATCGGAGCTGGCTACGTGAAAGGGCTGGAACGCAAGGAAATGGCCGACTGGCAGAAAGGTCGGGAGGCAACCCTGGCATCACGCATGTCGGACATGGGCGGGCAGAACAGCTTCTTTCGTGTTCCGGCGCGTGACGAGTGGAAAGACGCTCTCAAAATCGATGTCGACAGTATGCGCCAGTCCGGCGATGCTGTGGCGGAAGCAGGTAAAACCGCAGGGCAGGAAATCGAAAAGAGCGCTGCCTTCTTTAAGGTTGCCGGTGTCGACGTAGGCGCGGCCATCATGCAGGCAGCGAACAAGCTTTCCGACGCTGCCTCTCGCTTGAGCAACGTCAATCTATCGGTCAGCACGGCATCCGTAGCAGCGCCGAAGGCGAATGCCGACACAGGGCGGAGTATGCCAGCCTCGGCTGGCATGCCGGCCAAACCTGGCCCATTCTGATCGGATTAAGCTATGCGCAATTGGGAAACGACACTTCGCCGCGCATCATACCGCGGCGTTGCTTTCTGGGTTGACGCCGAAGATTTCAACTCCGGCAAGCGTCTGGCGATCCATGAGTATGCCGGCGGTCGCCAAAGCTACATCGAGGAGATGGGCCTCCGAACCTCAAGCGTCGAGGTGACGGCCTATCTGGTCGGAGATGCGGCAGATATCGAAGCGCTGGGTTTACAGGCTGCCTGCCAGGCTGCTGGTCCCGGGCTTCTGATGTTGCCGATCGACGGTGCTTCGCTCGCCTATGTCGAAGACTTCCGACGGATGCGGGAAAAGGATCGGTCTGGATATGTGGCTTTCGGCTTTCGAGCCATACCGGTCAACAACACCGTGGGCGCGTCGATCGGTTTCGGCGACGTCATGCTGGCTGTTGCGACTGGTATTGCATCTGCTGCTTCCGGCTTTTCGAGGTTGTTCTAATGGCGGCAGATCAATTAGCAGTATTGTCCTGGTTGACTGAGGTGGTGGCCGATGTCGTCACCGATGCGATCGACAAGAGAGATCTGACGCGGCGAATTGCTGTGGCCCGCTCTCAGCCAGTTGAAGAGTTCGCGCCTGAGATCCTTTCGATAGCAAGGGTGATCGGCGATAGTGTCGTTACGCTGACAGACTTCGATCGGATTTCTATCCCTCAAGCATCGGACGGCGAAACGCGCGACGCCATGGCGATCGTCGAAGCCTTGGCCCTCTCGATCGCAGGCGCCAAAATAGACTGGCCTTCGAGGCCGGCAGCACGCGCTGCTCGTAGTCGGATTGCAGCGTCCGGCGACGTCGCTCTTGTGGTCGCCTCCCGTCTGCGCAGTCCGGATCTCTATGCGTGGCTGGCCGCGGTTGTCTCGACATCGGTTCGCGTGGTCTCTGACATCGCTGCCAACAGCGTGCCTGTCGTGCGGGTCGAAACCGAGATGTCGCTTCCATCGACCCTCATCGCGTACCGGCTTTACGGTGAAGCGTCTCGGGCTGCTGGAGTGGTTGATATAGCGCGCAGCGCAACTCCTCTGCTCATGCCATCTTCGTTTGACGCGCTTGCGAGCTGATCATGATCCTTGAGTTGATTACAGCCTCTGGCCTGCCGTCTATCAAGACCGTCAGTGTCTCGGTCTCTGCCGAAGAGGCTGTTCGAACCGCGGCGCTCGATTGCGTGATTGTCGGAAGTGGCGTGCCTGTTGAGATTGGCCAGGAGGTGACGCTTGCTGCCAGCGGCGAGCCGGTCCTCACCGGGTATGTTCGTGACATCGGTACCGGCTATGGCGCTGACACTCGAACCCTGACCGTCAGCTTGGTTTCCAAAACCGTAGACTTCGTCGAGTGCAGCGCGGAACATGCGACCGGCGAATGGCTGGACAAAGATCTCGGTGAGATCGCCGACGAACTTGATACCCTGGGGGTTGGAGTTGAGACCGATGGCTCCTCGTTTCCAAAGGAGCCAAGGCACAAGCTCGTCGTTGGGGAGAGCCCGTACTCGACGATCGAGCGCCGTGCACGTGGCAGGGGAGTGTTGATTTACGACACGCCGAAAGGCCGCATCAAGCTCGCAACCAAGCCCGAGGGAACCCACGCCGGTACTTTGCGGCGAGGTGAGAATATCCTTCCCGGAGCGACCGCCCAGTTCACGGAACGCGGTCGCCACAGCGAAGTCAAAGTGCGCGGCCAAGCGAGCGGTGGCACCGAGAAGGAAGCGCTCCGGCCGGAGACGATCGCTCGCGATAGCTCTCTTCGGCGTCGCCGGCCTGTGATCCTCCGTCTGGAGGGCGAAACGACGGTTGATCGGATGAAGAAGCGGGCCGAGTGGCAAGCGAACCGCGCTGCCGGGAATGCGGTGACTGCAAATCTGCCTGTGACCGGTTGGCGAGATGCAGGAGGCAAGATCTGGTCCCCGAACTGGCTTGTCCGGGTTGAGGATGACTGGCTCGGGCTTGAGGGGTTGATGATTATAAAAGCTGTAGAGCTCACGCAGAGCGATGAGGGCACCAAGGCTATTCTGTCTCTGGCCGATCCCCGCGCGCTCGGTGGCGACAATCCACGTGGCAAATCAGCTGGTGGTTACGGCGCACCTGGTGCGATCGAAGCGGAGTATCAGGACGAATGAGCGGCGCCCGTATAGAACTCGACGGCGTTGTCACCGAAGAAGGTGGCCAGCAGTTTCTTTCAGGCCGCGGGACATTTTCCGACGGATATACCAAGATCCATCGAATTGAACCGCACGGTTTCATGTCGAACCCCGTCAAGGGCGCGAAGGCCTTGCTGCTGTCGCCAAACGGAAATCCTGATGAGGCCTACATTGTCGGTGGCGAGCATCCAGAGCATCGGCCTTCAGGACTACCTGCGGGTGCCGCGGCTCTTTATGACGCCTCGGGCAACATCATCAAACTGATTGGATCCGGCGCTGTCTTTGACTTCGGGTCGAGGGAGGCCACGCTGACTGCTGGCGACTGGACGATCAATTGCTCCACCGGCGTCACGATCAACAGCCCGACGGTCACGGTCAACGGAAACATACAGCTTAACGGCAGCCTGTTGGCCACGGGATCGGTCACCGACGGCGATGGTGATGGTGGTGCCTGAACATGTTGAGAATTCTTCCTATCGAAGACACCCGCGAGCCTTACCGCGCGCCCGATCTCCTCTGGGACGGTATCACCGGCGATCTGGCAATCAATGCTCTCACGCACCAATCCGCCCCCGGTGACTTGCGTGCAGAGCAGGGTCTCGCAACGCAGGTACTGATCAGTCTGATGACGGATCGTCGCGTCGAGCCTGAAGAGCTGCGGTCCGGAGACGAAAACCGAGGGTGGCTTGGTGACAGTTTCGATGTCGCCATCGGCGAAAGCCCGATCGGCTCGCGGCTATGGCTGCTTCGCCGTTCGGCAATTTACGAGGGCATTGAGGTCGCCGTTGAAGACTACGTCCGTGAGGCGCTTCAGCCGCTAATAGACCAGCAGGCTGTTGTCTCTGTCGACGTCGTTGTCGCGGTCGACCGGCCGAAAAATCGGGTCGAGTTTCGGGTGTCGCTATTCGGGCGGCGTGGTGAGAAGGCCTTCGATCAGAAATTCGAATTGCTTTGGAGGCAGATGAATGGCGTGGTCAATCCGATCGCTCGCTGATGGATCGGCGCGGCTGCGCGGCTCTTTCCGTCAGTATATGCCAGGAACTGACTCTGCGCTCAAAAACAACTTCGTCACCGTTACCGTCAAGGTTCTGGCGGCGATGGCGCACGAGTTTGAGCTGCGCATGGCATATCTGTCGACACAGATGTTCCTTGCGACGGCGACTGGCCCGTATCTCGTAATGCTCGCGTCGGACGTTGGCATTTATCGCAAGCCAGCCTCGGCCGCGACCGGACGGATTGTCGGAACAGGGCAACCCGGCACGACCTACCCGGCGGGTGTACGCTTCATCTCCGGCCGCAATACCTACGTTTCGACAGCAGCAGCAGTTGCAGGTGGGGATGGCGCAATCTCGTTGAATGTTCGCTCGGATGATCTGGCAGCCGCTACCAATCGCGACGCGGATGGTTCACTCGCGCTCGCGGATCCGGTATTGTGGCCGACATTGGCAGGCGAGTGGACTGTAATGGCCGCAGGCCTGGGTGGTGGCGCTGATGCTGAAGGCGATGAGTCTCTGCGCGCGCGTGCACTTCAGAGGAAGCGCAATCCTCCTGGTGGTGGCACCCTTACTGATTATGAGCGCGTCGCGCTGTCTGTTCCGGGAGTAGCGAAAGCATGGGCCTATCGGGACACATTGGCGCCCGGGTTTCTGGTGACTTTCTTTCTTTTCGAGGGCCGTGAGAACCTCATCCCGCTACCTTCGGACGTTGCTGCGGTTCAAGCGGCAATCGACGCTGAACGGCTTATCCGCGTCGACGACAGCGTTGCCCAGGCACCTATCCCGCATACGGTGAATATCGTCGTGAGCGGCTTGGCGTCGGACACCGATGATCTTCGCTCCGCAATTGAGGTCAACCTTCGCGCGATGCTCCGCGAAAGGTGCCGGCCTGGAATTCCGGCTAGCCCGTTCACGCTGTCGCGTTCCTGGATATCTGAAACAATCTCGCAGACTGCGGGCGAAGATCGGCATGCCCTTGTTCAGCCGGCAGCCGACATTGTCCTGACGAACGGCGAGTTTCCAGTGTTGGGGACAATTGTCTATGTCTCGTGACACTGCTCTTCGCACGCTCACCAACACAGCATCGATCGGACCTGCAGCGATCCACCCGCCTGCGCCCTATGATGCTCTCGCCCGACCGACCAACGAAGATCTGATTGGCGCTGGTTTATCCCTATGGCCGCAAGGTTCGGCTTGGGGATCTCCGGATGGTCAGGCAGTCGACCTTAGCAGCAATCTTACGCGGTTCACGCGCGTCCTGGTCGATCCGTTCGTATGGCTTTACGGGAGAGCGTTTCAGCTTGCGCGGGAAGCGACGGTGTCGGGGATATTCGATCTTCTGACGGAATGGGAGACCGACTATGGCCTGCCAGATACCTGCGCTACCGACATCTCCACCACAGCGGAGCGGATCAGGGCGCTGGAGGCGAAGGTCAACAGCCAAGCGGTCCTGACGCCTTCCGACTTCATCCGCGTCGCCGCTGCCTATGGTTTTACGATCGCGATCGAGGAACCGGCGATATTCGAATGCGGCTTTTCCGAAATCGGTGAAGTCGAACACGAAATTGGGTCTCCTCGCGAAGAGGTTTACTGGATCGTCTATGTCGAGAACTTGGCCGTGGATTATTTCCGAGCTGGCGAGAGCGAGCTTGGCCTCGATCCGCTTTTCTCGATTGGTGACGCCGAGCGTCTTCTTTGTATTTTAACACGGATCGCTCCGGCGTGGACAATTCCTGTCTTGTCGCTCGATGCGCTCGCGCCTCCTTTCACGCCGCCTCCCGGCGCTGCATGGGTCTTCATTGACGGAACCTACCCGCGGGAGTTCGTCACGTTCGGCGACGAATTTGTCTACGCAAATCTCTAATACGCTAACCAAGGCGGATTTCATTCATGGACTATATCCCTCCTTACGGATCAACCGATCCGGATGCGCGCTATGTTGACCGCAGTACAGCTACAGCGGTCCGAGGCTCACCGCTTGCAGCCGCGTTTTTCAACGATATCCAAGCCGAACTTCTGGCTGTCATTGTGGCCGCCGGGTTGGAACCGAGCGAGAATAACCTCAATCAGATCGCTCAAGCTATCCAGTCAGGGCAGCTCAATTATGCCGCGGCAAGCGGGACTGCAAACGCACTGACCGCAACGCTGAAGCCTGCTCCTGTCACCTTACGTGAAGGTGTCAGGGTTCTTCTGAAAGCTCAGGCGACAAATACTGGTGCCATGACGCTCAACGTCAATGGTCTCGGCGTTGTGGTCATAAAACGAAGTGACGGCAGCGACACGCAAGGGGGTGATGCGGTCGCTGGCCAGTACCTGCCTCTGGTTTACACCGGATCGTTCTGGGTTCTCGACAAAGCGACCGGTTATCTGCCTTTAGCCGGCGGAACGATGACCGGCCCGATTACACTCCCAGGCCCGCCGACAGAAGAAATGCACGCCGTTCCCCGGTCCTACGTGGATCACCCCGGCTATGTAGCCGTCACTGCCGCCTTGACGCTGACAGTCTCGCAGCTTCGAAAATATGTCGAGGTCCTGGGGGCGGCATCTTTCACGATCGGCCTGCCGGCACCCAATGCCGCATCTACGACCGGCGGCATGTATTTTATCTGCAATGTCGGCTCCAGCGATAAAACTCTTTCGACGCCGAGCGGGAACTTCATTGGGCCGAACGGTTCCAATGCTTCAACAATGACGCTTCCACGCGGCGCGTTCGTTTGGGTCATCTGCGGCTTCGACAACTGGATCGTTGTACAGCAGACCTATTCCTTCAAGCTTGTGCAGTCAGCTGAGACGCTTCAGCCGAGCGCACTCGGAGGGTACGTTCAGCTTGGCGGGGCCTCACCATTCCAGGTGACGTTACCAAACCCAGCAAGCTTCTCTGGGGCGTCTCTGGAGATCTACAACTCGGGTTCGATTGCCTACACCCTGCGGACGCCTGCGGGCACATTCCTGGGGCCGAAGGGCAACGTGCAGAACATACTCAGTATCGGCGCAGGTGAGTATTTCATGCTCAGGGCTGGCACTGGAAACTGGATCGTTCACTGATCCAGTCGACAGCAGTACCGCCTAGCGGCCTGCTTGCATCTATCATTACAATTCGAGGGTTTTTAGATGGCAGTGGGAACACCGCTCAGCGAAGCTATTGCGAAGATCAAGGACTTGGTTCGTGTAGCGCTCGAGCTGTCACAGGTATCATGGACGGGTTCTGCTTCCGACCTGAGCTCCGGTACGGTTCCAGATGGTGCCCTGCCGGCACGGCTTCGGGCGCAGTTACCCGTCGCCAACGATGCCAACCTCATCACGGACAGTGGACCGTACCGTGTTGCCAGTGCAGCACTCAACATCCCGTTAGCGGCGGCAGGCTATATCGTCCACTTATTCTACGACAGCGTGACGGCACGTCAGACTTACTATCGATACAATTCCTCTCAGGCTTATGAGCGGTCCATGGTTGCCGGCATCTGGGGAGACTGGGTCCGGATCTACGGGCAGGCGACGGATTTGAATGCCCTCTATGCTCAGCTTGCGGGCCCAACGACCGACAAAGGCCAATCTATCGGGGGACCGCTCCGTCGTTTCGCGAATGCCTACCTGTCCGGTACCCTTACACTAGGCGGCGCCGCTGAGGTTACCGGTCCAAACCTTGTTTTGAACGCTGTTGCTGGCGTATCTAGATGGCTACGCTGGCGTACTTCTGATGCTGAGCGGTGGCTGATCGGCACAGACAATGTCGCCGAGACAGGTGCAAATGCTGGTTCCAATTTCAGAATACGTGCCCACAATGATGACGGCACTCTGAATGTGGATGCTATGGTCATTGCACGATCGACTGGTATCGTGACCTTTGGGGCTCGACCGAGCGTGACGGGCGCTGGATTGGTCGAGACGCAGAATAACAAGGGCGTTGCGGGCGGCTATCCTGGACTTGATACGAACGGACAGGTGCCTTCAGCGCATTTGCCTAGCAAGCTCGCAAGCTTTGAAGTGTGGCCCGGAAGCTTTGACGGTGTGACTGTTGATACGGCGGTAGCGAACGCATTCATCGCGCGCATAAATGCAGGTGAGATACAGTTCGTCATTGTGCCCAGAGGGACATCGCTCGTTGGAAAGCTGAACAGCATCGTGGCCAGCGATGTTACGTGGATTTGGCTTGGCAAGTTCAAGAGCGTTGGGAATAGCCTCGGCGAAGGCCAGCCCCTTCTGGCTATCGCGGGTAACCGCAGCCGACACATTGGGCTTCTAGATATTGATGGTAACGCAGTTGCATATAGTGGCTTTGTGGCTTGCCAACTTCTGGATGTAACCGGAGATGGCCATTCGTTCAATGCGGTTAAACTTCATCATTCAGCCGGCCGAGGCTTCACTGCGGATGGCATGACGAACTTCAGGTTTGGCTCGTTCACCATCGAGGACAACGCGGGGCTCGGATTCCAGCTTGCTCGGTGTGCTTATGGTGCGATCATCAATAACCGCGTTCGTCGCAACGGCCGTGGGTTTGGCAAGACAAAGGTGAATGCTGCGGATGTGAGCCACAATTTTGTCGGCTTCGGCGGCGCGGTTCGTTTCCGGTCGCACGATATCGACTTCATAGGTGGCGACTATATGCTCAATGGTAAAGACGGACTGAACATCAACCAGGGCTCATACAACATCAAGCATATCGGCGTGCGCGGTGTCGCTAACGATGATGGCGGCCTTACGATGGCGGCTGACAATACGGGGACAGGCATTCCGGGTGAAGGAGAGGCTTGCTTCGACATCACCTATATCGATTGCGACACAGAGAACAACTACTCAAGCGGTATCGTTGCCTACCAGCCTGTTCACGGCCTCACCGTGAAAGGCGGAAAGCAGAAAAACAACAACCGCTTGGCAGGTGATCAAGCTCAAGCCACAAGCTTCTATAACGGCGTCTTTGTTTGCTCAGGCTCGACGGGCGTTGACATAGATACGTCGGCATATGACGATCGGCAGGAGCGGCTTGTTTCGAGTGTAAGTGGCTCTGGAACATCAAGGACGCTGGCTGTCGCGGGTTGGGTTCCACTCTCTGATCGATATCCAAAAGTTGCCATTTACTCAGCTGGAGGTGTTTTCCGTGGCTATGGTAAGATAACGGGAGAGGCGACCGGATCTGTCACTACCCAGACCACGGCGCAGCATGGCGTCACCCTGTCGGCTATAACTGCGGGAGATATCATCACCCAAGCGGTCCAGCATAATGGCGTTCTGATCGAAAACGATGTGTCGGCTCGCGTGCGCGTAAAGGGTAATAAGCCTCGGGTCGGCCCGACTCCTGCGCTGCAAGGGCAGGTGACGCAGATCACATCGTCTGGCAATGCTGGTGACGTTCTGCTGCTCGACGCGGCCGTTGGGCCAAATCTAATGCCGAACGGAAACTACGACGTCGACATAAGCGGCATGACATTCAACTTGCCCGGTGGTGGCACAGCAACGCGGGACACGGTGAATGCTCGTAGCGACGGCTCTTTGAAGCTTGTCGGAGGATCTAGCCCTGCGGAAGGCGATGTGGCATTCCCTGCATCTGCGATTAAGCGCATAAACCGAAGCAAATGGCGGTGGCGCGGGTGGGCGTATTCAACCGTTCCTCAAGGTGTGATTATCAGGGTGTTCACCAATACGGGCCCTAACGTGGTTTTCGAATGGCGTTCGAGTGGTCAAGGGTGGGAGCCATTCAGCGTAAGTGGCGGTTTCTATGACGGTAACACGCTTATTGCTCGCTTTGTCGTAGCGGCCGGGCAAACGGGCAATTTTGATGATTGCTATTTCGAGCCGCTAGACGAGGTGGCTATGCGGCCTGTCGCAAGCCGTGGATACTAACTGTCATTCCGTGGCGGGAGGGTCTACTCCAACATGCTATAACGTTATTGAGTAAACAGCTTCTATAGAAACGGCGACGGTTGCAACCGTCGCCGAGCAACAATGGTTAGGCGGTGCGGCGTACACCAGAACTTCCGAACACCGTTGTCAAAATTCTCTCGACTTCGGGCGCATATCGCAGAGCAGAGTCGTCAAATGTCTCATTACGGTCATACCCGTGAAACTCTTCAAGCTTCCGCACTGTGTCATGATAGCCGCGGGAAATCTTCTCCTGCCAATCCTGCTGCGACTGTGTGAAGTAATGGTGGAGTTTTCCCCCCGAGAAGTCGGGGTTAAGAGGGGGCATATGCGAGTGGCCGGAATGGACGCGCCCGATCATGTCGACGTAATGGCCTTCCATAGCGTAGACATGGACGTTGACACACTTCGGCGCGCGCTCTGGGCGGATGATGGATTTGACCTGTTGGCTTGGACCAAACCCGTCATTTGCCCGGTTGAGGAAAGACTTAATCACAAGGTCCTTCGGCGTTTCGATATGGCCACTTGAGCCGAAAAACGCCCACGACATTGATATCCCCGACACATCATCGGGGACGTCTACGAGATCTTGCAGGGTTTTGGGTTCTGGCATGACCAGAAATTCGTCGCAGTCGATGCACGCGACCCAATCGAATTCACCCTTGGCCGCGGCTAACATGTTGTCGTAACCGTTCATCTGATACTCAGGGCCGGTTTCGGGCCAGTCCTCAATCCGTACGTCGTAATATCCGGCGAAAGCCTTCGCGATTTCTACCGTGTTGTCGGTTGACCCGTTGTCCCGCAAGAGGACAGCGTCGAACCCAACCGCTTTCTGAAATGCAATCCATTCGGCGAGCCTGTAGCCCACGTTCTTAACAACGGTTGCCGTCGCGACTTTCTTAACCAAAATCAAACTCCTGAAGATATGCGCGGCGGGAACCTACGCTCACTTTATTTTTGAATCAAGAACGGGGCTCTATGACTTGGCCATGCACATGCCTGCGTCCCTTGGCAGACTTTGGGCCTCTTGCCAACGTTCTGCCTTATTAGTAGTCGAGTGCAGCTTGGTATCCCTCACAGCGCAGTGACCCGAAATGAGCGGCATTTTCACAACGATATCGACCGGACTAAGCCGTCAAACATCGGTCATCACGGCTCTGACGATACGAGAAGTTCGCATCCGCAATAGCAAACAAGCGTTCATGCAGGTGTTCGATTTGCTCGAGGCGGTGGTTTTCATCCTTGCTCATTGGGTAATATTTACATATCTGCATCGTTCGCTTCTGATTGGCGACAGCTTGCTGCTGTTCATCACTACGGGTATTTTCCCTGTATTGTTCTTTAGAACGATGAGTATTAGAGCGGCATCAGCGATCGAAGCATCCAAATCAGTCACCACCATCCCGTATATTGAGCCAATCGATTATGCTCTGGCTCGTACGTTCGTGGAATTCCTATCCTTCACGATGATGTTCACTACCCTCTTTGCGATGATCTCGGCGACAGGGGAATCCCGCTTTGCCATACCTTACAACCCAGTTGCCGTTCTGCAGTTCGCTGCCTTCATCTCGCTCTTTGCTTTTGGAATGGGGCTGGTGAACTCGTTTTTAATCTACCTTTTCCCGCTCTGGAAATTTGTCTGGGCTGGCATCTCAAGGGTTCAGATTTTCTTCAGCGGCGTGTTTTTCATTCCAGAGTTTATGCCGCCCCAGCTCAAGTACCTTCTTTCGTTCAACCCGATGATGCACCTAGTCTCTCTTTTTCGAACGGCATTTTATCCGACCTACCCAACGCACCTTTTGTCTCTGACGTACCTCAGCGGCTGCACAGCCGGGGTTTTAGTAATCGGGTTGGCTTTAGAGCGATCACTCCGGAACCATCGAGTTGAATGACTTCGCCACTCTAGGGATCGTGCCCGTCGCGATACTGCTCTGCGCCTTAGCGGTGCACCTGCGCGCCATGCCAGCATTTGCCGCCATTATCATTGCTGGCGCGGCAACGTGGTTCGGCAGCCCTTATTTGGCTCTCGTCAAACATTCAGGAGCGGCAATGGTCGTGTGGGTACTTTGTCTCGCCGTGTTAGCCTGGGCCGCTGCACGCAAAACGCGCCTATAGGTCGTTGAAATCCTCAGTGGTAGAAGTTCTTAGGTGGGACGGTTCTTCGGAGCCGCCTTTTTCATTTCACAGAACCGGAGACCACCATGACCACGCTTCGCACCAGCGCTGCCGGGCATGGCTTGGCTGAGTAATTTCACCCTAAACATCGGAGAACCCCATGAACACGAACGTGCCAACCGGCGCGGCGCTTGTCGTCGACTATGACGTGGCGATGGAAGACGATGCCGTTGGGGAGTGAGGCGGATGATTAGAAGTTCCACCTTTCAGGAAAACCTATGACACGAAAGTGATCTCGCGCAAAGTTGTCACGCTCGCCTGTTAGGATGTTCAACAGTTGGGGATGCTTTTGATAGTATCGCTCGGGATCGAAGCCACGAAAGCCAGGAAAGCGACCCTCTTTCATGCCGTGTCGCGTGTAGTGATCCCGTCCGCTTTTCAGGCTGCCACTTTTCACCGCCGCTGCGATGTCGGGATGAGCGTTGAGATAGTCGTCTTCCTCGAAAAGCATAGCATTTTTTCGGTTGCGGGTAGCATCGATCATGCTGCGGATTAGCGAAGGAATACGTTTTCTCATGCTGTGATCCACTTAAGCTGTAACGGGCGGGTCAACCTAATACCAGCACAACTTGCTGCATGGCAACATTTCTGTTGTGCGATGCAAAACAAAGTGAACGGGCCGTACTGATTTAGCCGGACCCGCTTATCTTTCTCAAAATCAAGGACACCACAATGAGCAATGCACTCGACGGCAGCGTGAGCTGACGGAACCGACGGCTGAAAAAGAAGCGCTTGCTACGCAGGTTCGCGAGCTGCAGGCGCAGATTGCTGGGCTCGGCCCGGAAACGCAACAGCCAGAATTAGCCCTGCGAGGTGCCTACGCGACCCGGCGGGACCGTAGGTCAATAGTTCCCGTAGCTACTTCGAGGCACTGAAGCCCCTCCAACGTGAGACGATACGGTTCATCTGTGCAAAGTCCGTGAGCCACGAGTTCCTGTATGCAGATGACCTGCTTGGATCCGAGCCTTCGCGGTAGCTGACCCGCAAGCATGCGTAGTGTCTCAATCTCGTCCGGTATCAAATCGGGCATGGTTCCTCCGGCGCTCACTTAGAGCGCTCGCGACAACGTCGTCAACAATCCAAAGGACAATTCGACATGAACTCGACTCTGCAGAAAACGCAGAAGCGCATGCTGCTGCTTGGCTTCTCGCTGCCCAGATACGGTGCTGACGGCGATTACGGCAAAGAGGCTGATGATGCCTTCAATTCGGCGCTCGACGAGCTGGAGAAGCTGCGCGGTCTTATCGCTACGCCTCCAACCTCCCTGCCGACACCTGTCCCAACAACTTCGGTCGATACAAGGGATAAGGTGATCTCTTCGGCTTGGATGCCGGATGCCAAGATCACCGGAATCGTTTTCCACTGGACGGCCGGACAGAACAAGGCCAGCGACCTTGATCGCTCCCACTACCACCTCCTGATCGAAGGTGATGGCAAGCACGTTCGCGGCGTTCCTTCAATCGACCTCAACAGCCTTCCGAGATCGAAGACTGGCTACGCACAGCACACGCTGAACTGCAACACCGGTTTTATCGGCGTGTCGCTTTGCGGCATGGCCGGCGCCATCGAGATCCCGTTCAGCGCCGGCAAGCAGCCGATTACGCGTGTCCAGTGGGATGCACTCGCAAACGTCCTAGCGCAGCTCTGCAAGCGCTACGGCATCAAGGTCAGCCGTAAGACAGTTCTCAGTCATGCCGAGGTGCAAACCAACCTCGGCATCAAGCAGAAAGGCAAGTGGGACATCGCCCGCCTGCCTTTCGATGCCTCGATCCAGGGCGCAGTTGCGATCGGCGACCAGATGCGCGCCATGGTGCAGTCCAAGCTCTAATCTTTCTTCAACCGACAGGAATATCACTATGCAACGCACTGCGATCCTCGCAGCGGCGGCCCTTGCGCTGTCCGCCTGCACGACGACACAGACCGCTCAGATCGATACCGCGATCCAAAGCAATCTTCCGAAGGCATGTTCGGCGCTCGAAAGCGGATACACCGCTTTCGTCGTCATCGCCGCGACTGGCAAGATCAAGGCGTCGACTGTTGCAAAGGTTGACGCTGCCTACCAGGGCGTTCGGCCCGTCTGCCGAGATCCGGCAAACACCACCGCAGTCGATGCACTGATCCGTGCAGCGCAGGCGTACGTCATCGTTTCCACGGCGCTGAAGCAGGCTGAATAGCAGCGTTGTGCTCACCCTGATCTTATTTCAAAAACAAGGAACTCAATTCATGATCCGCATCGATATGATCGCGGCGCGTTTTGCTGCGCTGCTCGCTCTTCTGTTCGTTTTCGCAATTACGCTACAGCCGGTCTATGCGCAGGAGGCGGCACCCGTCATCGCGCGTTCCTCCATCTGGTTTGACCTTTGGGCAATCGTTCAGCCGCTCGTCGTGCTCCTCGGCTCGATCGTGGGCCCCGTGCTGATCACGTGGATCTCGGCGCGTCTGATCTCGTTGCTGAAGGTGGCTGACGAAAAGCAGCAGCTCGATATTCAGGCCAAGCTTCGCCAAGCCCTTCACGACTCAGCCGCCAACGCTCTGAAGTTCGCACTTGCTCGATCCGGTATCGCTGGCGGGTCGATCGCCAGCGTGACTGCTTCGGCGATCACTAGCGCGATGCTGCGTGATGCGACAAAGTATGTCGAGGAAAAGAACCCAGAAGCGCTGCAGAAGCTCGGCGTCACGCCGAACGCTTTGCAGGACATCATCATGTTGAAGGTTGCGGATCTGCTGCCGAAGCAGCCTGCTCGATAGAGGCGGTTTCTAAGACGAACCTGCGATCTTCGTTAGGGGCCATCCGCTTGGTGGAGGCGTGGCCCCCAACTTTTCCGCCCGTTGGTCCAGCTTCTCAACCGCCTTCACGCGGGCATCTTCGGCAGTGTCGGCGGTCACGGTGACGATCCAACGGCCGGCGCGAAAACGATAGGTGTTCTTTGGGGGATACATCCGGTGTCTGCTGCCTGCCACGAATGCCATCCACGCCACGCGGCGATCAATCCCCGCCTTTGTTTCGTCTGAGAGCAAGTCCCACCAAGCTTTGAAGCCCGCATTCGTGTCCGATTTCGTCATCGCAATCTCACGCTTTTACGCTGTTAGCTTCTGCCGAGACGCTCACCGTAGCATCTCGGCAATCTCGGCCGCTTCACTGCGCGCCTGGTTTGGTTTGTGGGGGTAGTGCTCCCAGCACCACCACTGCGGTTCGCCTCGATTGCTAGAGAAGCCAAAACCGCCCCACTGCTTGCATGATGGTATGCTGCACCAATGGATATAGAGCGTTGTCGGTTCGCTGAGGGCTGTCCTGGTCTCGTCGCTCATCCCCGTGGCTCCCAGAGAATCTGTGCTTGCAGAAGGCAGGGAAACCTTGCCCTACATTTCTCGGTCCCGGCGTGCTCACATCCCATTGCGAGAACGCGACGGATCTGGAGGAACTCTGCGTTCGCTCCGAACTTCTTGACCAGGCTCTTATGGCTGAACACGCCCTGGCGTGCGCACGGGGTGCAGACCATCTCGATCGTCTCGGCGCGGTAGTCTCGGAGGGTTGGGAGCGGCATGGCAGGTTTCGTCTGTGTTTCGGACACGGGTTCTCGCTCGCGCACGGGGCACGTGTTCGCCTTGGAATAAAATGTTGATTGCCGACCTCATGCGGCAGTTTCGTTCTTACTATGTTCTAATTCTTTGACATGAGTCAACACCTGTCGACTTCGCTTTTTCTGCCAACATCAGCTGTGGGGTTTCCGACGACATGACTAGCTCCGACAGCACTGAAATGCTGCGCAAGGATCACACGCAGCTCGCATCCAGCCTCACTGCCCTGACGAACGAAGTCGCCATCTTGAAGACGCAGAGCGCCGTTCGCGATGAGCGCGACAAACGTTTCGAAGAAAATCAGGACCGTATCGAGGAGTCGGTTAAAGGCCTCTGGAGCATCGGCAAATGGCTGCTGATCGCTTTCTTCGGCCCCCTCATCGCAACCATACTGACCTTCATCGTGAAAGGAGGGTTCAATGTCCCGCCATCTCCTTGACGCCAGCGTACCGCTTCCAAGCGGACTTGCCCTGATCAAAGCTTTCTGCGGCACGATCGGGATCATGTGCGCCATCTACTGCTTCTTCGTCCTTGGCCCTGCGTTCGAGACGCGATACAGGCCAGTGCTCAGCAAGCTTATGATAATGAGTGTCAAAGAGGTTACGTCAGACACAAGCATGGTTCGTGCCGAGTTCATCAAGCTGAGAAACTGCGAGTATATGGGAATTGCCTGGTACCGGGGCAGCGAGGCGAACGATTTCGAGCGGGTGTCGATGATCCCGGTTAAAGATCCGGAAGACACGTCAAGCCCGAACCGGCCGGTTGGGTCACAGCGCGTCGGCCCGTGGCGGTTGACTATGCCCGCAGGCGAGGTGAGACAGAACAGCTTCGTGCAGGTGTTTCATCGATGCCACCCGTTATGGACGACGACGACGAAGTTCTACCCTTGACGACGACTGACATCTTTTAAACTGCCAAGTTCGTCTAAGCTTTCGTAAATTAAAACCTCAGCCTGCTCTCTCACTGGACTCTGCGGTCAACCGCGCGCATTACTTGCATCATGATTGAAGGGAGTGAGGATGCCACTAGTTTTCGTGAGTCATGCTGCAGCCGACGCAGCCGTTGCGCATGCATTTCAGGAAGATATCAAGAGAGACTTCCTAGGTATGTGCGACGTCTTTGTATCGTCTGCGTTAGACAGCATTCAGGGGGGTACGGAATGGAACCAAGTGATCAAGGAAAATCTCACCGAGTGTTCCATCCTTATAGGTTTGCTTTCGCCGCTCGCTATCACGCGACCATGGATCTATACGGAGTTTGGCGCCGGGTGGATTAGAGGTGTCCCGACCATACCTGTCTGCCACTCGGGTCTAGATCGTGGACAGCTCATACCGCCCCTGTCTTTTTTCCAGGGTCTGAACCTGAGCGACAATCTACATCTTAACCATCTTTATGATCTGATTGCAGGCTCCATTGGCTGCCGGAAGCCTGAAGTGGATTTTCAGGTTAGGTGCACAGCCTACAGTGAGATAACGGATGCGCTCCATATCGAACGAACTATCACGTCATGGGCAAACCAACTTTTTAAGTGGAACCCTCGCCTTCTCGAAAAGCTGATCAACGGGACGGTTGAAGATAGTGCGCATGTGCCTGCTGACTTGGAGCCCCCCTTTCGTGTATTCGTACAAGCTGCAAACGAGAAACAGTACCTTTCGATCCAAGCAACCGGGATGGCTATGGGAACGCCAGTAGGGCTCCATGCTGCGATCTATCAGGTTGCGAGAGGGGTGAACTTCTCTGAGCTCATGGAAATACTAGAATGAGTGACTTGACGTAGCAGAGGACCCGTCGCTGACATTTCTACGGGTCTCCCATGAAGCGGCGGATTGTTTTGACTGCACGTACTCGATGCTTCCCCATCTGACGACGAGAGAGGTCCGATGGCGCCTACCTCTTAAAGTCAATGACGAGAGACAATAAGCGCGGCGCGGCGAACGACTATGCATATGACGAATTTTATGGTCGGGCTTAGTGAGGCTAACTTTCGCCCTCTTCGAGCTTCTCATTCTATGTGGAGTAGGCGCGTCGGGTGTCGTGCTCAACCTTAGCTTTCTCCCACTCTTCCTTCGTTCTAAAGTCAGCAGGAAAATGGCTGTGCACATGCTTCGTCGGTAGCGGCAGGTGCAAATCTCTGTAGCTTCGGAAGCTCTCGAAGCAGAAGAAGGTCATATCAAATAAGCCCGAACTGGGCGGATCGCTTCCCATGGTAAGAATGTAACCGAAAGGGCGATATGCGATTTCACTGAAGACGCTCGGACCGCTGTGGCCTAAGTTCATCGAAGCTATGATGCCGCTTGTTCTGCCTTCACTGTCGGGTGAAGTCAGATAAGCGTAAAGTCTGAATTTAGGTGGCAACCCAACAGCTTCGCGGTCCAAGACAAATTTTCGAAGTTGGGGATTCTTCTCCAACAAGTTAGGACCAGCAATGGAGGCAAACATCGCTATGATCTGCTTAGCAATCCTACCGGGAAATATATGAAAAGGCATTGCAAGGCGTCCTGAGTTGCCTTGGAATCTCAACCCTTGCCAAGCCCAGTCGATGTAGTCGTTACCATACCACGCCCCAGTGTTGTTATTGCAGTCTTCGCAAAGAGAGAATCTTCCGAAGCCCTTGCGCTCTCTCTTATAACGGACATGGTGGCCCTCCTCCTGAGCAATGAGTTGCTCAAGCGTCGTCGACCGACCGCCGCCAGAATTGAACGCTTTCTTCGGAGGGATGTGTTCAAAAGTAAGTTTCCTCTGACGGCTGCAGATGCAGCAGATCCCAAACCCAACCGGTAAGATCAAGTCGGTGCTATCCAT